TTTTGGATGGGCAGAGCCGGAGGGGAAGGTTTATCAGATCGCCGCGGACAACCTGGGGGTGTTGAAAGACGAAATCTATCGCGTCTGCTATCTGATGAGCCAGGCGGGCGACGGCAGCAGCACTCGCCAGTCCGCGTTGAGCAAGCAATTGGACTTCAGCACTACCGAGGAAGTGCTGCGGGCCTACGGCAACGCGGTGAAGGAGACTTTGCGGCAAATTCTGTGGGCGGTGGCTGCGGCGCGGCAAGACGGCGTCACGATCGACGTGGTGGGCATGGACGAGTTCGACATCAACGATCTCGGCACGGAACTCGGCGATGCCACGCAGTTGCTGGCATTAGAAATTGGGTCGGAGACACTGAAAAAGCAAGTCTTCAAGAAACTTGCCCTCAAGTACCTCAGCGATGAGCGACAGGAGGTCAAAAACCGGGTCGCCGAGGAGATCGAACACCAATAAGGAGACCTATGGAAGGAACGGATATAGAAGCGATCGTGCGCCAGGCGGTTCAAGAATTCGTCAAAGGCGAGACAAGCAAGAGCGAACCGGCTTACAAAGCGGAGCTTCTGGAAGAACGTAAGCGGCGGGAACACTTGGAACGCCGGATGAATGAGCTGGTGGCGGAGAACAAACGCAGCCGCCAGGCGGCGGAAGAGGCGGAACGCAGCTCCTCCGTCCGAGCCGAACTGCAGCGTTTGGGCGTGGCGAAGATCGACCTCGCTTTCAAAGCGGTACAAGACGGCATTGTGCGCACCGAGGACGGACGCCTGGTGGCGCGGGCCGAGAGCGGCGAAATGCCGGTCAAGGAGTACCTCAGCAACTTCGTCAACGAGAATCCGGAGTTTCTGCCGGCTCGGATTGCGGGGGGAACCGGGATGACGGCAACCCTCAAAGCCCCGGTGGTGGGCAGAGAAGCAGTCAGTATCGACCAGATCCGCCCAGGTATGAGCGCGGAACAGATGCAGCGGGTACGTGAGGAGATCGTACGGGTTGCATCACAGTCCCTTCGGGGCATGTAGCAGTACCGGCACACTGGCCGGCAAAAACAGTAACTCAATAAGGAGAAAGAATGGGAGCAATTACATCAAACAACGTGGCCAGCGCGATTGTGAAGCTGGTAGCGGCGGACGCATTGCCGGCACTGGTGTCGAACCTCGTCATGGGGAACCTGGTCAATCGCGATTATGAGCCGGTCCTGGCGAATGCCGGAGACACGGTCAACGTGCCGATTGCGCCGGCGATGCAAGCCAACAACATCCTGGAGGGCGGAACGGTGCAGCCGCAGAACCCGAGTCTGGGGAACGCGCAGATCGTGCTGAACACGCACGCCGAGGCAACTTTCCAGATTCCGGACGTGACCAAAGTACTGGCGGTGCCCGACCTGCTGAAAGTTTACATGCAGCCGGCGGTGATCGCCATTGCCGAGAAGGTGGAAAGCGATCTTCTGAACCTGTATGCCAGCTTTACGGCCAACACCCCGGTGGGCACGGCAGCCACGGCCATCACCGAACCGACCATCGACGCGGCGGAAACCGCGCTCTTCCTGGCAAGGATTCAGCCCACCGAGCAGAAGTACATCGTGGTGGACGCGGCGGCGTATTCGGCGTGGCGGCAGATCCCGCGGTTCAGCGAATTCCAGACGGCCGGCGACGCCGGTTTGATGGCGCTGATCGGCGGAACCGTGGGGAAGATCAAGGACTTCTTCGTGTTCCGCTCGCAACTGGTCAAGAAGACTGGCACCAGCCCCAACATCAACACGCACAACCTGGCGTTTACGCGCGACGCAATCGGCCTGGTGATCCGGCGCCTGCCGCAACCGCTGCCGGGCACCGGCGCTGTCGCGGAGTACGCCGAGTTGGGCAATTTCGGCATGCGCGTGGTGATGAGCTACCAGCCGAATACGCTGGCACAGCAATTCACGGTCGACATTCTGTACGGATGCGGTGTGCTGCGCAACGCCGCCGGCGTGCAGGTGAATACCTAGCAGTGGTTGGGGCGGGGCGTTCTTCGGACAACCCCGCCCCAAAGGAAAAACCAAGAGGAGAATCGCATGGACCTGAGACAGTACTACCAAAAAATTCGCGAGAAGGAAGCGTCCTTCAAGGATCCGTACCCGGTGGTGGTCAGCAGGGAGACGGGAGACGGCGGCAAGGATGGCGTGCTCACGGAAGTGACGCCCCAGATTGCCGCCCGGATGGTGGTGGACGGGACGGCAATAGAGGCTTCGGAAGACCAAGCTACGGAATTCCGCGGGCTGCAAGCGGAAGCGCGGCGGCTGGCCCAGGAGGCAGCCGAGGCGGCCAAGGTGCAAGTCGCGGTGGTCACGACCGATGAACTCAAACGGATCAAGGGCGGCAAGCCCGGAAAGGCGTAGGCGGCGCACATGGCTCTGTTCACTGACGGTCCCGTTTCAAGCATCGAAGATCTGACGGCGCAGGACTCTCAGCTCCCGAACGTGGCGAACGTCGAGGGGATCGACGTGACGCAGAAGCTGGCGCTGGCCCAGGATCAACTGGCTCTCGAACTCACCACTTTGCTGGACAGGATGACCTTCGTGAACCAGTGGTCCTGGCTGGCGCCGCCACCATCGCTCAGAACCGTGGTGGTAACGCGAGCGCTGAAACTGTGGCACACATTTCGCGCGCTGGAGCTGGTGTATGCGGATGCATTCGCCAGCCAATTGAACGACCGGTATGCCGCCCGGCGCGATCAATTTCACGAGCAGGCTAAGCAGGCCTGCGATCAGTTGGCGGCCGCCGGCATCGGCATTGCCTGGACGCCGGTACCGCGCGCGGCGGCGCCACTTGTAGTGGCGGCAGCCGGCGGCCTGCCGGACAACACTTACTACGTCACCATGACGTGGACCAACTCCACTAACGAAGAAGGCGCCCCAGCGGTCACTTCAGCCATCACCACTTCGCAAAGCACTCTGCTGGTCGAACCGGTGGCGCCGCCGACGGCGGCGACGGGATGGAATGTTTACGTCGGAACCGATCCGGACGGCCTGGAATTGCAAAACGGTTCGCCGATCGCGGTGGGCCAGACCTGGCTGCAACCGGGAACAGTGACGACGGGCGGCCGCGGACCGGGACGCGGACAATCGCCCAGTTGCCTGAGGCCGGCGCCGAGGGTAATCCAGAGGGGCTGATGGCTACGACAATTGGAAGTGAAATTTCAGCCAAAGTGCTGCAACTGATCACTGGCCCAACTGGTGTGAACTCCGTCTTGGCAGCGCTCACGCTGGGGAGCGTGGCCGCGCCGGGCCAATTCAGCCCGGCGCAAGTGCGTTCGCAAAACGTGGCGCCCGACGTGGCGGACCAAAGCAACACCATGCAGTACCCATCGTTGAATGTGTACTGCGAAAAAATCACCAACAGCCTGGCGGAAAAATTCCGCAGTTTTTCCGGCACCGTCCAGATGGCAATTGAACTTCGGCATTCGCAGGACCGGCTGGACGGACTGCAAGACAACCTGGAGCTCTATGCCGACGCGGCGATGCAGGTCCTGGCAGCCAATCGCGGCGATTGGGGCGACGGCGATTTCTACGCCGGCGAATACCAGGCAGTGTTCGGAGCCGTGAAGCACGGCGGCAAGAATTTCATTCAGATAGCCAAGATCACCTTTGAGATGGGAGTGAGTAAAAATTGACATGGCCTACATTTCCTCTAACGCGAACCGATTCTACACGGCGCTGGAAAGCGCGTACGGACAGGTCCCGACGATCACGGCCGGCAATCGGATTCCGGCGGTCAAGCTGACCGTCCAGCAGCAACTCGAAGTAGCCAGCCGCAAAGACAAGACCGGCAGCCGCACGTTTGCGGGCCTGCCGGTGGGCGGCAGGCGGCGCACCAATTTCGAACTGCAGACCTACCTGACCTCCTGGCAAAACAGCGGCGGCGGGCCGGGCTACGGGCCTCTGTTTCAGGCAGCGCTGGGCGGCGCACCTTTGATCTTCGCGGGCGGCTCGGTGGCTTCCAGTACGGCGGCCGGCCGGCTGGGATTCGCGGCACCGCATGGGTTGAGCGCGGGGCAGGCCGTGACCTGCAGCGGCGAGATGCGCTTCGTGGCGGCGATCGTGGATGCCCAGAATGTGCAACTGAGCGCGCCGTTCACAACGCTTCCGGCGGCCGGCGCGACGGTATCCGCGGCCATCACCTATGTGCCCGCAACGGAGTTGCCCAGCGTCGGGATCTTCGATTACTGGAGCCCCTCGACGGCGGTGCAGCGGCTGCTGTGCGGGGCGGCGGTGGACCAACTGGAAATCGATGTGAATGGCGATTACCACGAATTCCAATTCACGGGGCTGGCGCAGGACGTGGTGGACAGCAGCAGCTTGGGATCAGGCACGGGAGTGGCGCAAGCGCTTACCAGTTTCCCGGCGGAGCCGGCGCTGGGTTCGTTCGATTACTCGATCGTACCCGGCAACCTTGGGGAGGCGTGGCTGGGCACTTCGGCGGCGCAGTTCTTCACCGTAACCAAGGCTTCCATCGTGTTGAAGAACGATCTGGATGCGCGCATGAATGAGTTCGGATCCAGCCTGCCTCAAGCCATTTCGCCGGGACAGCGCACGGTGACGGCCGCCTTCGAACTCTATAGCCAGGATGACAGCAACACGGCGGCGCTCTACCAGGCGGCTCGCCAGCAATCGCCCATCAGCGTGATGTTGCAGTTGGGCGATGCCGCGGGACATCTCATGGGGATCTACCTACAGAGCATGATTCCGGTGGTGCCGGAGTTCGACGACAGCAAGAACCGGCTGCAGTGGAAATTCCGGCCGTCGCGCGCGCAGGGAACCGTAGACAACGAAATCGCCGTGGCGTTCGGATAGCGACATGACCTACGAAAGCCTCTCGGTGGTGGAATCGCGCGTAGCGACCGGCGTGTCCTACACGGTCGCCCGAATGTCGTTCGGCAGGCGCACCGAGCTGATGCGGCGGATTCGGGAGCTGGCCGGCCACATGGAATTCCTGGAGGCCGGCCAGGAACCCGGCGAGAAGATGGACGCGGCGCTGCTGCAGGCGGAAATCCACCGCCTGTACCTCACGTGGGGTTTGCGGGCGGTATCCGGCCTCGAACTGGACGGCGTCGAGGCCACTCCGGAATCGCTGGCCGAAGCGGGTCCCGAAAGCCTGTTCCGGGAAGCGCTGGCCATTGTGAGGGCGGAGACGGGCCTCAACGAAGCTGAACGAAAAAACTGATTGTCGCCTTCCATTTTCAGTTGTCCAACCAGGCCGGTTGGAAGTGCGACACGTGCCGGAGATCCGGCCTGGAAAAGAAGCGGCGCTGTGGATGGCTTGGCGGTGCAGAACGAAAGCAAGGGGCGGCGGTGTGGGCGCGCAAGCACATTGCACTGGAAACGTGTCCGAAGTCGACGGTCACGGCGGAGAGCCAGAGCCTGGTGGAAGAGTTTCTGGTGCGGCGACGCCTGCGAGCAGTGGACTGGGAAGGGCTGAGCGCGCGGCAGGTGGAGGCATTCGTCATTTTGGAAAAGGCGCTTGCGGCGGAGATGGAAGATGGCCAGCGAAACACAAGACACGCTTTATGATGCTTTTTCGAATGCAGCCGGCAGCCAAGCGGAGGTGTTGGAGCCGATCGCCAACGCCAGCGACGAGCTGGCGGAGTCGCTGCAGGGCGTAACGGGGCAAATGGGCGAAGGCCCGTCTCAAAGCTCCTCGGGGACCAGTTCGAGCGCGCCACAGAGCGCAGCGAGCGAGGCGTTATCCATCGCCACCACGGTGCTCGAGAGCGGGCTCGGGCTGATTCCGCTGGTCACCGGGTTGATTGGGCTCTTCACCGGCGGCGACAGCACGCCGGCCCCGCTGACCAAATACGCCATGCCGGACAAGATCGACTTCGAGGGCGCGGACGCCGGCAGCGGAACAAGCGACATGGATTACGACCAAATGGGCACGCCGAGGACGTACGATGCGTCGTCGGATCCGCCGCCGGGGACGACGTCGGCGCCAGTTTCGTCGCCTGCGGCGGCGGCGCCGCTCACCGGGAACGTGCAGGCGATGGATTCCCAGTGGTTCATGGACCACAGCAGCGACATTGCGCAAGCGGTCCGCAACGCCATGCTGAATCTGAGTTCGATTAACGACGTGGTGAACGACCTCTAATATGGCGACTTTTCCCAAGCTCAAGACGAACGCCGTGGCGCAGTACCCGGCTTCGAAAACGGCGCGGTATCAGAACCAGGCGCTGCGATTCCTGGACGGCACGGAACAACGGTATCGCGATTCCGCCGGACAGCTCGATCGCTGGCTCATCAGGCTCGCCGAGCTGGACGAAAGCGAAATGGCGGCGATCGAGCAGTTCTTTGCCGATAACCAGGGCCAGTTCGGCAGCTTCGCGTTTACCGATCCGTGGGATGGGACGGTACATCCCGATTGCAGCCTGGCGAGCGACGAATTGGATCTGACCTGGCAGGCGGAAATGCGCGGCACGACATCGCTGACGGTGGTGGAGAACCGGGGATAGACGCATGCTGGTATACCCACAATTGACAACCGGGGCGCTGGGCCAGTTTCCGATTGAGAAGCGATGGCGGCAGCGGACCGTGGTGAATACGGCGGCCGATGGCAGCGTGATCAAGCTGGCCGACTCAAGCGGGGCACTGACCGAGTGGCAATTGCAGTACGCCGGATTGAGCGACGGCGAACTGGCAGCGCTCCGGCAATTCTTCGCGGCGGCGGAAGGAACGCTCAACGGATTCACTTTCCTCGATCCGGCCGGGAATCTCTTCGCGTGGAGCGACCACCTGGAGAATGTCGTGTGGGACCTCGGCTCTTTCCTCGCCAAGACCGGAGGCGTGGCCGACCCGGCGGGCGGGACCAACGGCTGGCTGCTGACGAATTCCGGCACGGGCGCGCAAAGCATCACGCAGACACTGGCGGCGCCGGGAGGATACCTGTTCTGCCTGAGCGCGTGGGTCCAGGCGGCCGCGGCAGCCACGGTGACGATGTTGATGGGAGCAAACCGTTCCTTACGGCCCGTACAGGCCGGTTGGAATCGCATCGCATTCACGGAAAACGGGGACGCAACCGCAACGTCAATCGTGCTCGGGTTGGAACTCCCGGCCGGCGCGGCCATCCAGGTGTATGGGCTGCAGGCGGAGGCGCAGGCGGCTCCTTCCAAATACAAAGCCAGCACGACGGGGGGCGTCTATGCAGGCGCGCGCTTGCGCGACGATGCGCTCACCTTTACGACGGAGGACGTGAATCATCATTCCGCCACGGTGAATATCCTTTATGCAAGCCATCTCTGATCTCAAAGAACAGGCGGTAGTGGATACGCCGCTGATGGTGTTCGACTGCGCGCTGTGCAACGGACAGCTCGAAAGCTGGAGCACGCACGCGGTGACCGTGGGGCAGACGGCATACGCGGCCCGCGTCTTGCAGCACAGCGCGTTCGATATCCAGACGGCCTCCGACCAGGGGGTTGACGGCAGCCCGCGTATTTCGATGGTGCTGGCCAACGCCGATTCGCACTTTTCGGAAATCGAGCGCTCGTGCGGGTGGAAGGGCGCGGCACTGACGGTGAGTTTCCTGTTCTACGACCTACGCAACAACGTTGCGTTGACGGACGCGCAGGTGGTGTTCCAGGGGATCTGCAACCCGCCGGACCAGATTCAGGAAGCAACTTTCCGGTTGACGGCCAACAACCGGATGAACCTGCAGCGGCTGATGCTGCCGGAAGTGCGCATCCAGCGCCGCTGCCCATGGGACTTTCCGGCGACGGCGGATCAACGGGCGGAAGCCGTAAACGGCGGAGCCAACGGCAAGTACTCGATGTATTACCGCTGCGGCTATTCGCCGGACATTGCCGGAGGCAGCGGGAACAGGAACGGGAGCGAGCCATACACGACGTGCGGCTACGGACGTTCGGATTGCCAGGCGCGAGGAATGTTCACGAGATTCGGCGGCCTCGAGTTTGTTCCTGCGGTGATCGAGGTTCGCGGATACGGCAAGGACTGGACGGCATCCAACCTCTCCGTCAACCAGGCGCGTTACAACGACTATGTGCCAATGGTGTACGGCACGGCCTGGTATGCACCGGACGTGGTGTTTGCCCGCAACGACGGAAATCTGACCCGCATGGAAGTGCTGCTGGGGATCGGGCAGATGCAAGGCGTGCTGACCGTGCTGGTGAGCGGCGTGGAGATTCCGCTGGGCGTCAACGGAAAGAACATGACGGGCTCCGGCTGGTACAACGTCGAGACGCTGGGAACACGAGACGGCTGCTTCGACCTCAACTTCACGGACGCCAGCGGGAATCCGGCCGGCGATCCGTATGGCAGCATGGCGTACCTGTCGGTGGTGGTTCCGAACCAACTCAACAACGGGAACTCGCTACCCAGCGTGCAAGTGCTGGTACAGGGTCTGCTGGTGCCGGTTTACGGCGCGGACGGAACTTATGTCAGCGACCAATTCTCCAGCAACCCCGCGTGGATCCTGCTGGACGTGTTGCGAAGGAGCGGCTGGGCGGCGGCGGAGATCGACATCGTCAGTTTCGCGCAGACGGCGGCGTATTGCGACGAGGCGATCAACGTTATCGACCCGAACGGGAACACGATTTCGCTGCCGCGTTTTCAATGCAATCTGGTGCTGCAGAACCGGCGTAGCGCGGGCGACCTGGTGCGAGGTATCCGTAATTGCGCGCGGCTGTACCTGACCTATGAAGCCGGCGGCGCGCTGCAACTCAACGTGGAGAACACGGTGGCGCTGCAGATGCCCAGCAAAACGGCAGGGTCGAACAGCACGCAGCCGCTCAATGGCGGGTGGCCGAGCTACGAATTCGGGGACGGCAGCACGGGGTTCTCCGGCATTCTGCGGAAGGCGAACGGGGAACCGAGCGTGACGCTGACGTCGCGCAGCATCGCCGACACT